CAGGGATGGGGCTCCCGGCAGGAGTTTGGCAGCGGTGCCTAGTAGTATCCGGTTCTTGTAGGGCTCCAACTCCGCTCGGAGGCGGGGGGCACAGCACGTTTCGGGGGATGGTAGGGGGTCCATCTTACGGCCCTTGCGCCAGCGATTCTTGCTGCGGAGTTTAGCTCTGAAGGTCTTCGCATCATCCGCGTGGTAGCGACAGGCAACCACATAGGTCAGGGCAACCTCGGTGCGGTCTACTCCCGCCTCCTCGAGCGCGTCATGGAGTTCAGTCTCCTTAGGTCCGACGAACGGCATACCCAAGATAACCTCATGCTTACCGGGGAAGTCTCCCACAATAATAGCACTAGCCTTCTTAGGTAGTTGCCCGAACACAGGCTCCGCCCATGTACCCCTCTTCTCGAGGTCTGCCTTCAAGGGGCATATGTCACAGCGAGCGCAGTTGCCTTCATTGCTCATGTCATCTCCTATTGCAGGGCCAAGCCTGCTAGTTTGAGTGCGTCCTTAACAGCCTTTAGTTCCGTAGTGGCTGAAGCGTTTACCGACTTGATTCGGACATGGTGGTAGCACCAGTAGGACACGGAGGCTAGCCACTTACCATCCGGTTGAAGTTGAGTGTCTACAGGTATCTCGCCAGCGGCCTGAAAGAACCTACGAGTTACAGGATGCTTCTTGGCCTTCATCTAAAGCCTCCGGTACAGGCGGCTGCAATCATGTATATGAAAGCGGCTAGGATTATTATCCAAGAGTAGTAGTCGGGTCTGGTCGGCATGGGTCCTCCAAAAAGAAACCCCACCCCCCGTGAAGGGGATGAGGTTGGCTGCGCAATAGCCTACAATCCGTCTAACGGATCGCTGTCAGTATCGGCACCGCTGCCGGTGTCAGTCACAGTGACTCCAGTGTTCACAGGTTTCGCAGAGAACACAGGGCTGAGAGCCTTGTGCTGCGATTCTGAGATCCACTTGGTTTCAGCGTAGCTGTCCTTAGTGCCGGGGATGTGGTGGCAGTAAACCACCTTGTCGCAGAAAGACTTCGTTGTGAAGCCCTTCTTGCTCTGCAGTTTCTCAAGGCTAATGCCTGCGGAACTGAAGAACCCTGCGATCTCTCCCAACTGTAGACGGGCACCCATAGAGGTATCCGCTGACTCAGGGAGTCCCATGTTGACACTGATGAACATATGCTCCATACCAGCCTCTTGGACTTGTAGAGAGAGCCATGCACGAGGGTTGCCTGCTTTACTAGTGTACGGCTCAAAAGAGGTGGACTTGCAACGAAACACACCCTCCTGCTTTACCTTAAACTGAGCGGTCTGCGGGCGGACTGTGTCCCCCTTGTCATCTGTCATACCAAAGTTAAGTTCAAATTTATCCATTGTACTGTCCTACTGTCTTAGTGTTGTCAAATGGCAACTGAAGTTGCCGGTTCTCCTCGGATGATTCCTCGGAAAGTATTTGCAGTTGAACCTCTTCGTCCATGAAGACGAAGGTGTTTCCTGCCTTGGTGAGGGGTGTAGCGTCGATGACCTTACCTTTGCCAGTCATGTCTATCGCTACTGTAATGAAGGCTACTGTTTTAGAAGTCATCTTGCACCTCCGTGTCCGTAGCCATGAAGTCAATGAATGACTCCACCATGTCTGTCTCCGCTTGCTTCAGGTAAGCACGGTCAAGAGCATCTGCTATGGTCCAACGTACATGACGATTGTTATCCACCTTCTTGGACAGGTCCTTGGCGGAAGCCTTCAGGAACACTCGGAGTTCCTCCTTACTCTTAAGGACGGGCAGGGCTTCACACGCAATCTTCTCGACTGCATCCTCCATCCACTCCATACCTACGGGACGTGGCAGGTCCATACCTGCAACCCGTAGAGCTTCTCCGAAGTTCATGGGCACCTTACCGGGGAGGCCGATAGCAGTCCGGTCTTTAGCAAGCCAGTCCACCGAGGCCATAGTGTTCAGGAGGAAGGGCCATCCGGGCTCGTCACTAGGTACGACGTGCGCCAAGTAACTGAAGTAGGATGGGAACTTGTTGGTGAGGTCGTACCCTGGAACAAGAGGTTGTCCCGGTACTGTGACCATCGACCCCTTCTTCTCCTTGATGACGGGTGGGCGTTCGTGCATCGTTAAGAAGATAAGCGAGGGGCACTCAAGGCAAGCATCTCGGAAGTCCATGATAAGGTCTGCGAGTTCATTCCATTGAGCCCAGCCAGTCTTGATGCCACGGATACGACGTATCTCGTAATCAATCTGGAGGTTAAAGTCATCGAAGACAACAGCAGGGAACTGCTTCTTCGCGGCAGCACGGACTATCTTAGTAGCCTCTATTACGCCCTTAGCCTCAAGGGACTTGACCTCAATGCCCAGCCACTGCTGAGTAGTAAGGGCACCGGGCGTAGCCACGAACACTCCCGTGGGGAATGCTCTCAATGCGCCGAGGGTCTTGCCGGAACCTTGGGGGCCATACACACAACCCAAGAAACTCTTGGGATCAATCCGTCCTTTCATGTCTTCTCCTTAAACGTCTAACGTCTAATGTTTATTGTAAGTGTCTTATCGGAGTCAGCGTTACCGCCGCTCCAAACCATTTATTGAATCATCGTTGCCTTTGCAAACAACTTCTTCTATTTCTGTAGTCTCGCTCACAGTGTTGGTCCGTAGTTACAGACGTGAGCCATCTCGCAGGGGGTGTTGTATCTCCAGCAGGCGTACTCAGTGTGAGCCCCAGGCCACTCGGCTGCGGGGAGGTCAGTCTTCTTGAACATCTCGATGGCGCGGTTCACCCACTTGATAGTGTGAGTGAAGTGCTGGTCCCCAAAGGGAGCGGCCTTGACGTACTCCCTCCGAGTGGACACCTTGCCGGTCTTGTTATCAAACGAGACTAGGTTGAGCATCACTCCTCCGAACTCCTCACCCCAGATAGACTGGCCGAGAACACGGTAGCCTAGGAACTGGCCAGACAGTTGGCGACGGGCACCACTACGGTGCAGGGTAGCCACACACTTGTGGTCCCAGATGTAGACCTTACCATCACTACGACGACGGGCTACCATGTCTGGACGTTGGGTGTACTGGTGCTTGCGTCCGGCATCCTCGATGTAGACTTCTATCTCATCCTCTACGTTGAGAATCTCCCAGTCGGTATCATCCCCCCATGTAAGGTTGTAGTGGGTGATGATGGACTGACACCGCTCGGACCAGTCTTCCCAGATAGGGTCACCGGATGCGGCAGTCTCCTTCTTAGCGAGGGCACGGATGGCAGAGTAGGGCCTCATGTACTCGTCAGGCTCTAGGCCTTGGGCTACCAGTTGGAGCCGCTTGTATACATGAGCTAGTCCACAGTGTACCAGAGTACCACGGACGAGTGGGTCACTCATCTTACGCGGCTCCTTCTCCTTATCAGGCTCGAGGTAGTGGAGTGCCCATAGTCTAGGACAGACCATGAAGGTCTGATGCCAGTGCCATCCTTTACGGGAGGGGCCTCTGTCTATAAGTTTACCGCCGGTCATTGCATCGACCCCAAGCCTAAGAGGACGGTGGTAACCAGTGCTGCCATTCCTGCTAGGAGGCAGCCTGCTACAAGGGCTTCAAAAACCTCGAGCCATACTACTCCATAACGAATTCCATCTCTGTACATATTGCCTTCCAGTGAGGGGTATACCCTCGTTTGTTACTTACTTGACTTCTCGAAAAATACTACAGTCTCAATGATTCCCGAAAGAATCATGTCGCGCTGTGTTTCAGTGAGCGCGGACCAGAATGGGATAGAGTCCAAGTTCTCATCAATGAACTTAGTAATCTCGGTGACAACCCAAAGCTTCTTCTCCGCGCCGGTGATGTCCATTCCGGAAGCCTCGGATACTAGGCTGGCTGCCCATGTAATAATCTTGATGATGAGCATGGTGACAGTCTCAGGTACTGAGGGCCACAAGCGTTTGAATAGACTTTCAATAACAAAAATAAGGATAGCGTTCATAAGGATCTCCTAAGATCTTTCTCTTCTATAAGAGTGTAGGTAAAACTGTGCCACCCGTGAAGCTCGATTTGTGATTGGCACAGGTTCAGTATCCTTTCCATCGCCTCTGCGTCCCTAAGAACTTGGCAACCAGCCGATGCGGATTTCTCTCCACCTTTCCAATCATGCAGGTTAATACCGAACTTTCCCTCCTCGATGTGCTTGCCCTCTATCTCGGCTGTGGGGTCACGGTCATCATCTCTAGCCACATATACGGGGCCTACCTGTACTAGAGCGTCCCGACCTCGGTGCTTAGAAATTCGGTAACACTGGGAGTACTGGCCTGGAACGAGAACTGCTGCTCCCTTGGAGTTGACCGGACTGAGTAAGTAGCGCACCGTGGGTACGGTTGTACACTCGAAGAACTCTATCCTCCACATACTGTCATACAGGTAGGCGACGTAGAGGTCATCACAGAATACGTCGTCCCGTACCTCTTTGCGTACTCCTATGATGTTCAGGTCATAGGTGCCATACTCAAAGACTGTGTAGCCTAGGCCACGCACTGCTTGGAGTAGGGGAGGCAGATGTCTGCCGCGTCCTTCCTTATAACTCTTACTACTTTTTATCATCCTGCTCTCCCAATGGCATAAAAAAATCACACTTAGGACTATCCCCATATTGGAGTATCCTAGTGCTGTCAAACATAGCCCAACTCTGAATTTGATCGGAGGTAACTGTGAACCTAGCGCACTCGCTCTTGAGCAAGCACTTCTCTCCTAGGCACTTTGTTATGTCCGCCATTACTATTAAGCGGAGATGAAGAACGCTACGTTAACACTAGCCCCAGGGTTGGCCGCACTGAAAGCTGACGCTGCGAAGTTTGTTGACCCTGCCACGCTGATACCAGTACCGAACACTAAGTTACGCGGGAAGATGTATGTCTTGTTCTTGGCGCGTGGGCAGTACAGTACCATCTGTGGCTTTGTCGTACCGACTGTTACGCCGCTCGCAACATTGTACAGGAAGAGATAAAAATCTGAGCCTGCGTTGGTCGAGTTGTCAATGAAGATCTGCTGGATGTTTCCAGCCCCTCCGTTGATGTTGTGCTCAATGGTAGTGTCGCAGTCTGTATCTCTGATAAGTTTAGATACAGAGCTTGAACCATAGGTGGAGGTAATGATTGCCATAGGTTGCTCCTAGGTAGTGTAGACGTAGATGGTGGAATCATGGGCAGGATTCGTGGTAGTCGCAGGGTCAGAGTCAGTCCGAGTTGCGTTGTACGAAAGCCCACTTGTAAAGGGAATACCATCAGGGATATTCACACTGGTGGTAGAAGCACTCGGACACAAGAATGAGAACAGAGGGACCGTCGTTCCCGCTACAGCGGAGGTATCATCATAGAAGCGAAGCATGATAGTAGTTCCGCCTGTGACACACTCGACTCCATAAAAGGTTCCGGCCCCACCAGTCACGTCCACTACCATTGTGCTCCTGACTGCTGTATCCGTACTAACTTTAAAGGTTCCTGCGCGGCGGAAGCCGCCTTTTGTTACCGCCATTGTGTTCTCCTAGACTCAAGATGTTGTATCGGTATAACCGATAGGTGGCCAGTGTCAACCGGACAGGCCACTCATTTTAGTTCTCCTCGAACACAGGCTCAGAGTGCTGCCCGATAACACCCCTGTCTTCTGAGATCATATACCCGACGAGAGCCTTGCGGGATTTGTACCCCTTACGCTGATGCCATGCATCATTGCCTGCGAGGCTGGGCATCCGGAATACGGTGACGTTCCCGAAGGTAGGCAACTCACGCTCGGTATGCAGATGCCCAGTGAAGATGAACCTCCACTTAGTCTGCCCCCACATCACGGGCATCTCGCCTGCTACGATTGCGGGCCAGTCCTTCACCTTACCGATGTCCCCGTGTAGGAACGTGATCATGCTGTTGCCGTACTTGATGTACTGGCGGTTACTGTAGGACTCGCAGACCGTTACATCATCCGCCGTTGAGAACCAACCTGCCATCGCTGCCCTCACTAGGGTAGCGGAGTAGCGGTCGTGGTTACCCGGTATGACGAAGACTTCAACAGGGGCGAACTGCCTGACCAAGTCTACATAGTCACGACACATCATAACGTATGACCAAGCCAAGTCCTCCGGTGAGCCGTCACAATCTTGGGGCGTACCATGCGTGGTGGTTGAGTGAGCGTTGTCAATGTGTAGGCCATCACCACCGAGGGCTAGTAGTATCTTACTAGGGGCACCGCCTTGACTCACTCGGGCGAGCAGTCTGCTCGTAACTCCCATGAGCCGTTCACGCGCTATCTCACGGTTGTATACCTCACCGCGCTTACCCCAGTGGAAGTCAGTAGGACTCACGACCAAGGCATAGGGCTCCGCTGCATCGGGCAGAGAGAGGCGAGGCACCTCATGGTTGGGGGCTACCTCTTCAAACCTACCGGCAATGCGGCTGGCGAGTAGGTCAATGCGTCGGTAGGACTCAGCATCCTTGCGTACCCTGCGGTACTCCTTACGCTCGGCAGTGACCAGTACCCGCTCTTCTTTCTTACGGAGCAAGTCCTCTACCAGTTCCTGCTCGTCCGTTGCGGACAACTCCTCCTCCGACCAAGGCGATGAGTCATGGGTGGTACCCATTGCGCGGAACAGTTGAGTAACCGTGGTGCGGGCAAGCCCGAACTTACGGGTCAGTTCATTCACGCTGGCAGGTGAGCCATCCCAGTTGGAGTAGGCCAGCCTCAAGGACCGCCACATATCTCCAGGGATAGTCATCGGTAGTTTCTTTGATTGGATGTGGACTATGTATAAGTCCTTGACATCGTCGAAGTAGTAGCCGGTCCCGTGACCATAGTCTATCGTATCCTTCTTCAACTCAACAGGTCGAGGGGCTACCGTAACCTCTCCCGCCCTCTTGTTCGCGCCCAACTCCCGACGCGCCCAGTAGCAGAACTCCTGAAACTCATTGAGTTCCATCCCCGAGTCCTCGCCGTGGCAAGCCCATAGCCTACTGTACTTGGATTCCCTAAGGGAACTGATGAACGAGGGGGAACTTAGCTCCTCCATGAGGGTGGTCCAGTCTTGTGCCATGATAAATCTCCCGCGTATTAGTCTAGTAGTATAAGATGTACAAGTAGTATAGCGGCTATTGCACCTAGAAGCGTGGTAACCATCATCATGAGTCCTTGGTCATTCATAATTTAAGCCCTCGGCTAAGACGATCCTTCCTATACCACGCCATGCCTGCTTCTGTCATCCGGTACTTACGAGTGGAAGCCTTCTTGTCGCAGGAGTAGAGCATCTCCCGGTCCACCAGCCCGTTGACAAAGTTACGGGAACTGTCCTCACCTAGGCCCAACTCCTCGGCCATGTCTGGTATCGTGAAGGAGATAGGATACCTCCGACCAAGTCCTCGTAGGATGCGCCGCGCACTCAGGTATACCGAGGCGTAACTCTGCTGTTCCGGAGATAAGTCCAGACCCCGAAGGAGTCCAGTCACCCACTCCTTTGCTAGGTCACTACCTTGCACAGCAGGTAGTACCCTGCCTGCCTTGGCGCGAACACCCACCTGCTTCTGTACATAGCCCCTCTCTTCTAGGACGCTGACTGCATTGCACACTACGCCACGGGTACACCCAATCTTATTGGTCAGCCCCTCCTGTCGCCATGTGCGCTGGGGGTCCCAGCCTAATGCCATGAGGACTACCCTCTGGTTGTGTCCCTGCACGCGAGGCACCCCGTAAGGATGTCGGTTAAGTTTCTGCTCTATGTCTGTTTGATACTTACTCATTTTGTTTCTCCCTTATTGTTTTTAACATATCCATCCTTCTCCCATCCACCGCCCTTGAGGGCGAATGACCCTCGGCTCACCAACTTCTCTACATAGAGCCAGTCACACCGAGGGCATGGTGGTTTCGCTGCGTCTACCTTTATAAGTCTCTGAAACTTGTGGTCGCAGAATGGGCATTTGTATTCGTAGATTGGCATTACATTTCATCCATAAGGATGCTGGCGAGTATCTCATCCTCAGCATCTTCTAGTCCTAGTGAACTAACGAGTTCACCAACGTCTGTGTCTCCACTAATGTCAACGACATCTTCCAGTCTCTCTAGTAACACCGAAGCGATGTGTTCGTCTACTGTCCCTTCTGCTACAGGGTAGAGGATGAGGCATCCGTTACCTCCCAGCCGCCTGAACCTACCCCGCGCTTGTATTGTCTCACGGGGCGTACTAGGCAGCATTGCCTGCACGGCTAGGTCAGTGCATTGGAAGCCGTCGTAAGCCTCACCAAACGCCTGATAGGAGCCTACAAATAGACAGGCTCCCTCATGGTTGACATAGTCCTGTAGTATCTGGTCACGGGCATTGTCCGTGTACCCACCGTGAGCCACGAAGACGGGGATAGTCTTGTCCTTAACCTTGGCCGCAGCCTTGGTCATCTCCTCCCCTACCCTCTCGACTATCTCACGCCGTCCGAAGAAGGCCACTACCTTCTGGTCATGACACCATGCCTCGGTCACCACCTGCTTGAGCCATACCCGCTTACGGGATGCAGCCTCTGCCAGCTTGGCTTCGCGTAGTGCCATCGCACCAGACTTAGCAGCCCTACTGAATATCTTCTTGAACCCACCTACTGGGCGGCACTGGTCTTCCGCTCCTAGGTACACTGTCTGTGTACGCAGGGCAGGTAG